CGGCCGGATATACTCAATAAATTCTCGCGAAAAACCAAATGATTTCAACTGAGCATCGGCGATACTATTATAGAAACACGCCTCTATATCCATATTAATCGGCTCGCGGCACAGAGGACAACTCTTTATAACTAACGACCGCATAGTATCATTACATACCGAACATACCGCATGAACACTATCATGTAAAAAAATAGGCACACTATTCATTTCTGTATAGCAAATAGGACACTCAGTCATATCATATCATATCATATATTAGTTGTATTATTTCTAAGTAAATTCATAATATGATATCGCGTTTCATCAATAGTATCGTGCGTATCACAATAATATATGAAATGTAATTCTTCTAAAACATCATCATCATAATATTCATAACCTACAGCACGCATATCGCGGTCCTTATAACAATTGAAACATCGGTATTCGCCACTCTGAATAATATAACTATTCAATATCGTATTATTTTCTATAGGATTTCTGGCTACAAAGAATGGAGATCTATCAGATATACAATTACATATTATATTCTCACATCCTACAGTTTCACAACTCCATGGCTTCGCAGCACAACAAGGGCATGCATTAATAGCTCCATACATATCCTCAAATTTAATATTATTATTTGGCGGTATAATATCAGCGACTATCTGTCGACATAATGGACATATATCAGAATCGCATTGCGTTAAACATTTTAAATGAAATTTATGGCCACAATTTGTTGTAACATGCGTAGTATCCGCCATAGTCTCTAAGCAAATTGAACAATCCGCCATAATACTTTATTTTAAAAATATAGGAAACAATAGTATCAAATTTAATAATATAAAAATTGATTTGAAGTAATATATCAATATCAATATCAATATCAATATCAATATCAATATCAATATCAATATTAATATCAATATGGATTCTCTTTCAATTGCCTACGTTTGCCCCGAGCCATTCAAAACATGTATGTCAGATTTTACACCGAATAAATGGGCCGAAATTACCCAAGAACCGAAAATCTATTCCATTCTACAAGCAATAGTCGTTTACGAGGCCTATATTTCACAGAATAAAGATAACTATGACGCCGCCATGGACACTACAGACCCCATAAATTTACGGAAATTATATATTCGCAATACTACGTATGGGGATCCATGGCGTATTAACATGATTACAGAATTCACCAAGTCCAAATTTAAACAATTTCCATCTCTATTAGCCGCAACTGATAAACCAATAGAACAAACTGAACTAAACCTCTATATTCCCACAGCAAAACCCAATACATATGGCAATATATTAACAAAAATACATTGTCAATCTATCATAGCGTCACAAGATATTGATACTATCGTCCTCAACGTCCTGAATTCACTACGCGAATGTATAATCAAGTCATATGGGTTCAGCGATATTTTCATCACGGGCTCATATCCACTACATAAAATAACAAATGGTGAAACGACTTTTAACGATATTGACATCTTTATTCCTCACAATATTAGCATGAATTTCATGGGTCGTATTCACACCACCGTGTTCGCAAATTTCAATATCGTAGCATCACACAATCGCTGCTTTACCTATAAAATTCCTGGACATACCAAAACTATACAAATAGTCCGTATGGAGTCGGATACATTCGGCTACACTTCAATGTATGGTGTGGCCGATATTTCCGTATCACAATGTTTCATCGTTCATAATTTGTCTCAGGCACAGAGTCGTGGAGAAGCATTCACAGATTGGGTTCTTATTTGTAGCGATCAGGATTATGACGATATTAAAAATAAAACTCAGCGGTTCTATAGGAAACAAGATGACCCATATTACGAATATGGCCTTAAACGTGTAGAAAAATATAAAGAACGAGGATTTACTAATGTCATCTTCGAACCAAAAGAATTAATCGACATATTGCCGATGTATGCCCCAATACAAGGACAATATCCAAGGGAAAATTAGATTATTCAATCACCATTGGCAATTTATATTTATTGCAAAATTTAGCTATTTCGGCCATTTTATCTTTACCAATAAACCCTTCTCCTGGAAGAGCATGCCTATCTTTTTTTTCACCAAACTCGAGTTTTGAATCATTATAATGAACCAAAACTAATGAATTGGGATGATCATTTTGCCATTTAGTTACAAATTTCAATGGGTCATTGCCAGCCGCAAACACATGACATGTATCGATACAAATTTTAATATATTTCCGTTCGGTCGCAGTAAAACGTTTATAAAATTTGCTGAAATCGGCATAAGTGAAACATATTTCACTACCCTGCCCCGAAGAAGTCTCCAATAATAAGGGACACTTAACATCAATTGCCGAATAAATCGCAAGCAAATTTGTATACATATTATCCGTAGCTTCCGCATTAGATATTTTTAAAGACTTACCGCAATGAATTACGACACCGGAAAACCCTAACATTCCACCTAAAATCATCTCTTGTTTTATATATGGCAAGGCCTTTTCGGAAAACTCTTTAGGAGATTTAGATAGATTTGTGAGATATATAGAATGGGCGAATACCTGTAATCCATTATCTTGTACATATTTTTTTGCAGCGACAATATCAGAATCGTCGGAACTATAGGTTTTGCGATTCCATGATTTGGGAGAACCCGTAAATATTTGAACTGGCATATTTGCCATCAACGGATCCGCATAAAAACGTTTCAATGTTAATAGAAATGTAGGAGCCTTTGAAATGTGGAATCCGATATCCATAATAATTAGTTACACTTTTATTCCCATTTTATTTCAATTTTATTTCCATTATCATTCGCATTCGCATTCGCATTCGCATTCGCACTATTAAATATATAAAGTTATATCACTATATTATATTTATTGTACAATAATATAATGGCGCCAAAAATCAAAACACTCATTCATACGCTAAAGGATGCCCATAAAAAAACGCCGCCTGGGCCACGGATCGACGCCCTGAATACCATTAGTACCATTATTCAGGCCGAAACTAAATTTCAATCTATAGAAACCTATATTATTAAAACCATATTCCCTATAATTATCGCTCGTATGGATGATAAACCAGCAGTTATTGAAGCCGCACAGAAAGTTGGCTTGGAAATCATCGCGAAACTATCCATTCAGGCTTTTCCTATGGTCCTCCCAATATTTTTCGCCAAAATGGTAGTTGAATCTAAATGGCGGACTAAATTCGCCGCCACAACTCTACTGAACGCCTACATGAAACGCGTCGATGAAATGGACCGCGACCTTCTATCTGTATCATTACCAGCCATAATCCCACCCCTCCGCGACCTTCTACATGACACAAAGGAAGAAGTCGCCACCGTCGCAAAAGAAACACTGCTGGTTGCCATGCGTGGTGTCACCAACCGCGACCTCGAACCCTATATTGAAGATTTCGTTAGGGCTATGTGTGATCTGGATGAAACCGAAGAAACTATCCAACGATTAGCTGGTGTCGTGTTTGTTCAGACCGTAGAAGGCTCCGCACTGTCCGTAATCGTGCCATTAATGATTGCTGGTTTTCGCCAACCCCGGTCACAAGTGAAACGTATGTGTGCCAGAATTGTTAGCAATATGGCGCAATTGGTTGAAGACCCACAAGAAGCCGCACCATTTCTCACCGACCTCATTCCAGCACTACATGGAGCCATTGACACAATCCCTGATCCCGAAGCACGCGACGTAGCAATAAAGACCCACGCCTTCCTGTCAACCATAGCCGACAAAGCCAAATCTATGACTTCCAATCATGACCTGATAGAAATTTACATTGATGAAATTATTAGTAGCGAACACACTATTATTACCAACATTACTCAATCCCTTCTTAGCACCAAAACCGTTGAAGAAGACGAATATAAAAATGAATTATTGCCTTACTTAGAAGCCATACTGGAAAATGATAGTGACACCACACTTAGCCTCATCTATAAGAAAGCCACCACACTTATCAATATTTCCGCCACAATGGATTCCGCCGATGACGATGATCCGGCAGAAGACCTCTGTGATTGCGAATTCACTTTGGCATATGGCACCAAAATCCTCCTTCATAATGCCAATATGCGACTGAAAAAAGGAAAGAAATATGGTCTCCTCGGCCAGAATGATTCCGGTAAAACGACACTGATGCGCGCTATTGCCGATGGTTCAGTTGATGGATTCCCTGACCATAACGAAGTGAGAACCGTTTTCGTTGAAGCCGATATTCAAGGCGAGTTATCACACCTTAATTGTGTAGATTATGTTATGGAATCACCCGCCATTAAAGCCGCCCAAATAACCAATACTATGGTTCGCAATGTCCTGTGTCAGGTCGGCTTTAGTGAAGGTAAAGCCTCAGGTGCTGGAGGAGATTGTGACGATATGATTTCATCTTTGTCTGGTGGTTGGCGGATGAAACTCGCTCTTGCCAGGGCGATGCTGCAGAAAGCCGATATTCTACTCATGGACGAACCCACTAATCACCTCGATGTAAAAAATGTTAGATGGGTAAAAGACTACATTAATTCTCTTACGGATACGACGGTATTGATGGTATCTCACGACGCAGGATTATTAGATGACTGCTGTAACTATATTATTCAAATTGACAAATTGAAACTGAAATTCCATCGCGGTAATCTATCGTCCTTCGTGAAACTTCACCCAGAGGCGAACTCCTTTTTCGAATACAAGGCCAATAAATTTAATTTTACGTTCCCACAACCTGGCTTCCTGGACGGTGTCAAATCCCGCGGCAAAGTATTAATGAAAATGGATAAAGTGGATTTCACTTATCCAGGTAATACGGCTCCTACTATCCGTAATATAAGCATTAGGGCCTCTATGGCAAGTAGGGTTGCCTGTGTCGGAGTCAATGGGGCAGGAAAATCCACCATGATTAAAGTTCTTACTGGCGAACTCGAACCGACCACTGGCGCCGTATGGACATATCCCAACGCACATATTGGCTATATCGCCCAGCACGCTTTCCATCATATTGAAAACCATCTCAATAAAACGCCGAATGAATATATCCGTTGGCGATTCCAGTTCGGCGATGACCGCGAAGGTCTCGACAAAGCGTCTATGAAATTAAGTGAGGCAGACGACGAAGAACTGGCCAAACCTGTCGCATTCACCTGGAAAACGGAATCGGGTGCGATCAAAAGCGAACAACGTATCATCTCCCGCTGCTCTGGACAACGACGTGAAAGTGAAAATAATAGGAAGGTCTATGAATATGAAGTATTATGGCGTGGCAAATCTATTGATTCATCTACTTGGTATAAGGAAGCGGACCTCCTCAAATTCCATAAAATCTATGCCAAGATCATTCGCATGATTGACCAGAAAATCGCCAACCAAGCTAATCTATTCGCGCGTCCACTAACCAACGAAAATGTGGAGAAACACCTGAATAATGTCGGCCTAGAACCCGAATACGCAAGCCATTTCCGCATCAATGCGTTGTCGGGAGGCCAGAAAGTGAAGGTAGTTCTGGCGGCTGCGATGTGGGACCAACCCCATATTCTAATCCTCGACGAACCTACTAACTATCTCGACCGCGACTCCCTTGGAGCACTGGCCGATGCCATTGACAACTATGAAGGTGGTGTCATTATGATTACCCACAACGACAGTTTCTGCCGCCAATTGTGTCCCGAACGATGGGTATTGGAAGCAGGCGAACTAAACACCGAAGGCAATGTAGATTGGATGGTCCAAGCCGAAAAACAAGCTGTTGGCTTCGAACAGATTACCGAAATGATCGATGCAACTGGTAATGAAGTCAAACTGAAACTACGAAAGAAATTGAATGCCAAAGGCAAGAAAAAAATGATGGCACTCATTAAAAAGAAAATTGCCGAAAACGACGACCTAGACTCGGAAGAAGACGACTACGCAGTGGAATGGAATTTGTAGATTTATGGGAAGGAGATAAAATAGTTTATATTAAATATTATTTATTAAAATTGATATGTATTATTCAAGAATGTCAATCAATAATACAACATGACAGACCCTATATTTGATAAACGTTCCACTGTTATAACATCATTTATAGTTCCATGGATATTAAATTTAGGTATTAAAACCCCCCAACAAGCAAGAACATATATTAAAAATGGTTCAACGCTAAATCCAAATTACTATTCTGGTAATAAAGATGAAATAGAAACGCAAGGTCCTGACGCAGTCTATAAAAAATTTATGAATATACTATTTAGTGATAACAATATTGATAGCGAATTATCGGTAATTGCCGAGGAGCCTGTATATAAGCCTTGGGATTGTCTCTCGGGAATATATCAATACGAAATCAATGAAACTATGGGATTAGTGGCGCGGCCACAAGGTATTACTAAGGATAACGAAACGGTTATCATGACCGACACATTCCTAAAATATTTTAGTCCCGATACAGAAGCCGTAATAGAAGCAAAAATGTTAGCAACAATGGTCGTTTGGAAAGCCAAACGTGGTATATATTATATCGCAAATATGGATAAAGTTGTATTAGTTAATTTCGACGAGGATAAGTGGAATAGTATATTGACCCGAATCAAGATATGGGCTGAAATGTAGATGATTATATTTTTTTTATTTTTAAAATTGATATTTATTTAATTTAATATTTATGAAACAATAGCCAGAATGACGTCAACAATTAATATCAACGAACTTATGGCCAATATTCATTGCTATGAACCAGGTATATGGAAAATGATTATGGA